GATTGTTAAATTATTTTGGCTATCTTCCAAACTTTGAAAGAGAACCAAGACGATTTGCTTATTATGTTAGGTTATACAAATATCTAAATAGAGAATCAACCACAAGTTGAGTTTATTAATAACCCAAAAGGTGAATAAAATGTTAGAAAACAAAAAAGAAGATGTTAAAGATTTAGCCACAGAGGCGGTCATAGCTAGTTTACTGCCTGAAGAAAATACACCATGCAAAGACCAAGACAAGGCTTGCACAAAGAGATGGCTTGAATCGTTATCAGATTGCGCTTGAAATAAGATAAATTTTATATAATGAACTTGTGATGAATATATTACCTGAAGTTAAAAAAGTCATAGACAATATCAAAAACTCAAATTATTTTTGGGTTGATTTGCCTATGAGTATTCCTGTTAAATACCTCAAACAAATACCCTTTCCTGTAGCCATTGGTGACAATGTGCTACTTGCTTATGTGTTAGCATTTAATGAAAATGACGCATATGAAAAAGTATATGATTACTTTAATTCAATAGATAATTGTGATACAATATGATAAACATAAAAAAAGTAAAACCAATGACTAACATAACAACGATTGTTGAGCCACAAATTTCTGGTATTTTTCCAACGCCAGTTTATGTGTCACATATGGATAGACCATTTACACCTTCAGAAATGGAAATATTTCAAAATGCTGAGAAAGTAACTGTGCCTAATGCTGGTAATATTACAAGCGCCAATAATTATATTTTGAATGATCCTAATTTAGAGAGTGTCCGTAATATTCTCACAGCACATGTAACAGAATTTGTTAAAAGAATTTATGTACCAAAATATGAATTCGTGCCATACATTACACAATCATGGACAAACTATACCCGTGAGAATCAGTATCATCATAGCCATGAACATCCAAATAGTTTTATTTCTGGTGTGTTATACATTAATGCAAATGAAGAGCATGATAAAATTACATTTCAGAAAAAACAATATCAACAAATCAAACCTGTGCCCAAAGAATGGAATTGGTATAATTCTGAATCATGGTATTACTCTGTAAAAACTGGTATGATTATTTTATTTCCATCAAGCACAACACATATGGTTGAAAACAAGGGTGGTGATAATACACGCATTTCATTGGCCTTCAATACCTTTTTCAAAGGCACAATGGGTGAAAACGCAGGACTAACAGAATTAATTTTATAAGGATATATGATGCAATTACTTGAAGAAGATAGAAAAAAACTACACAATGCTTTAGTTGAGGCAAGCAATTCGCTTACACGCATTGATGCTGAAAGAGATTTAATTAAAAACATTACCAATGATACAAGCAAGAACTTTCAGATTCCAAAGAAAACAATTAAGAAACTGATTCGTGTTTACCATAAGCAAAACTTCTCTGAAGAAGTGGCGACACACGAAGAATTTGAAACATTATATGAGACCGTAACAAAAGTAAGTTAATGGTTATTACATGGGTATTAATTGTGGTGTTGAATCACCAAATAATATACACGGAAGAATTTGATAGTTTTGAAGGTTGTCAAAAACAATCACACTCAAAACTTGTAGATATGGATAACCGAAAAGCACATGCTGAATGTAGAAAGATAATGAAGTGAAAGATTTTGATATAAAATGGATAGCCACAGCTTTATTCATCACCTCAGGCACCTTTATATCATTAAGATTGCCAGGTATGCAATACGCATTTCCCGTATTAGTTACAGCTCATTCTATATTAGTTTATGAGTTTTATTTCAAACAATTCAATAAACCATTATTGATACATAATTTATATTTTGCTATTGTCAATGCTTTTGCGACCTACATTTGGATTGTTCAATGACGCCATCGCAAAGAGCATTATACAAAGCAATTTCATATCGTGTTATTGTTTTAGCTGCAACAATACCATGGGTTGGGTTTCATACAGCTATAGGGTTGTCTATAATGATGACCGTTTTATATTATATACACGAAAAGATTTGGCATAAAATTAAATAGGGAGATGGTTATGAAAGCAGTAAAAGTGTTATTGGCAATGGTTTTATTTTTTAGTTTGGTCGCAATTATTCCTCTTGGTATTATTTGGTCATTAAACACCTTATTCTATACTGAAATTCCATATACTTGGCAGTCTTGGGCAGCTACAACAATTCTGTCAACAATCGTTTATGGTTCATCAGCGGCGAGTAATTATTCAAAGAAGAAAAAACAAAGAACAAATTGGGGGTATTATGTCTAAAAACGAAATGCTAGGCCATTTGATTCATTCAAAACCAAACTCAAATCAATTTGATGAGTTGAATAACCGTAAACAGTTTCTACGAATGATTAACGATTTCAAAGCGGATATGAATGGTGCAATCAATACCATATCTAATAGTGAAGTTCGTGGTACCATATCAGGCATATTCAATAATCATATTGTTAAATTAGAAAACAAAATTTATTCATTAGAAGAAGAAATTAAATGATACTTGAAGCTGCAACCGTTGGTATGATGTATATGGCTGATGCCACACCAACCAAATCACCGGCTGATTTTCTGAACCCAATATCTGTAGCTGTATCTGTTGCAGACAAAGTAACTGGTTACATTGAAGAAAAAAATAAACCAAAAACAAAACTAGCTATACCTCAAGAAAAAATAGATAAGTTTAAGAAATGGGAAAAAGAAGATTTCGTTAAAGATGACCCATATAAAGAAATGTGGGATTCAAATTGGATAAATCAAGGAGAAAATATGGCATATGCTGATACACTCAAAGAATTATTAGCAAAGAAGAACGAACAACAAAATCAAGGTAAAAAGAAAAATGAACTTGATATTGGTAAAGGTAAAATTAAAAATCAGGTAAATTCACACAAACCTGCTAAGAAATCAGCTGGTCGTGGTAGATAGTTGCCTCAATTATTTAATAATTATGTTAGGATAGCAATATGATTAAAATTGATGTAAAAATTAGCCGTGAATGGAATGTCCAAGAATGGAAAAGTTATTGGTTCAAAAGTTTCAACTGTTTTAATGTGCAGATAGTCAAGGATACCACACAATGGGTTCGTTTCCATATGATTTTTCGTTTTAAAACTTTCATTTTAAATGTCAACCTACTTGGTTATGAATTTGACCTATACATATGATAAACAATTGGTTTCCACCCGATGATGATGAACCACCATTCTTAATGCCTGGTGAATTAGACCGCATGAAGCAAGAAGCTCGTGCTAAAATGCGTGGTCGTGGCGGTCAATCACTTGAAGACGCCATTAAATCAGCGTTAGACCAACCACCAGTTCCAATTATAATAAAAGACCCTACTAAAGAATGATACTCTCAACCTATGAAGAAGGCAATAAATCTGCCAATGTTTGTGTGCAACAAGGCCAATGGGTGGTTATGATATACGAAAATGACCAATACCTTGAAACACTTTTAGCAACCTCTGAATCTAATGCTGAAGTAATTGCTGAAAACTATGTTATGGGCGTTAAATAATGTTTTGGTTTAAAAGAAAAAAAATTATTGTAGATTGTTTAACCTTTGATAAAACAATTTACGAATATTCACAATTACAAAAGGCAATTAAGTTTTATCCAGATTGGTGGAAAAAATTACCTAATGAATATTATCATGGGGTCTATACGGTACCCACAATGAAAAGATGTCATGGTCTTATTGATAATTATGCTTATGGATTTATTTTACCTTTATGGTCAGATTTAAACCTCATAATCAAAGATAGAAAAATACACCAATGGCAGTATGCTGATGGTTTTTCAGAAGCTGTTATCCACGATTCAGCTCAAATGGGAGATTATATGGATGGAAGTGAAGCTGCTCATATTAAGTTGACCACACCTTGGAGATTAAAAAGTAAGAGTGAAGTGCCATTCCATTGTGTCCAACCTTATTGGAATTATAAGCCATTTGCATTTATGTCTATGCCATCTGGAATTATTAATTTTAAATATCAACCAAGCCTTAATGTGAATATGTTTATTAATGTAAAAGAAAATTCAATGATTGAATTAAAATTTGGCACGCCATTATTGCATATAATACCATTAACTGAAAAAGAAGTAGTGTTAAAACATCATTTGGTAGATGTTCAAGAATACAAATCAATGAGAGGTGTTGTTAAATTTGCAGGAAATTATAAAGAAATCAAAAAAAAGAAACAAGAAAAAGAAAGAAAGTGTCCTTTTCATTGAAAAAATTGGAGAATTAAAATTTTCATGTTTGATGTAGAAACACTTGGTAAAGAATCCAATTCTGTGATTCTATCCATGGCCTGTATTCATTTTGATCCTGATAGCAAACCATCACCTCAGCAATTAAGAGATAATACTTTTTTTTGTAAGTTTGATGCTGCTGACCAAATCAAAAGGTTAAATCGCACCGTTGGTCGCACCACTATGGACTGGTGGGCAAAACAATGTGATAATGTTAAAATTAAATCATTCAAACCAAATGTTGCAATTGATGAGAGGTTTGAAGATGGCTATGAAAGAATGAGGCGCTGGGCTAAAAGTAAGAATGAACCTGATTCATATGTATGGGCTCGTGGTAATTTAGACCAATTAGTCCTTGATTCTATGGAAGAACAATTACAAATAGAACCTATTTTTCCATTTAAAAGATGGCGAGATGTGCGTACCGCAGTAGATTTTCTCACAGGCACAACCAATGGCTATTGTAAGGTTAATTATCCAGGTTTTGACCCGTATTTACATATCACAAAACATAACCCAATTGATGATTGTGTGCTTGATGTCATGCAATTAATTTATGGAGTAAAAGAATAGTGCTACAAGATGTTTGTGACATACTCAAAGAATCATATAGGCTAAATTGGATTACCAGCCGAGATGGAAATGTAAGTGTTCGCTATGCCAATAAGAATACCTTTTATATTACACCAAGTGGTGTCCGTAAACAAGATTTAACACCTGATTCTTTTTGTGAGATACAATTAACCGATTCTGGTTGGGTGGACATTACACAAAACACACACAGAAAACCAAGTGGTGAAATCCCACTCCACACGATACTTCAAAAAGAAATGAAAGACCAAGACCGTGTTGTATTGCATTTACACCCAACCTACATTATAGCGGCTATGCTTCGTGGGTATGACTTAAATGAAATCAGTTGGTCTTTTCCAGAACTCTCTCGTTATACAAGAGTGGCACCAAATGTAGGCGAATTGCCTCCAATGGGACAAAAATTAGCTGATGCCTGCTATGAGAATATAGGAAATACCTATGATATTGTAGGTATCACAAATCATGGTATCGTAGCCATTGGCGAAACACCATGGGACGCTTTTGAACATGTAGAAAGATTAGAACATATTTGTAAAATACTTATGATTGGGAGTAAAAGATAATGTATGAACTATTTTATAATACACTAGAATTTTTAGTGGAAAAGACAGAACCTATTCAACAAATTTATGTAAAGTATGTACCTAAACTATTAAGGTTTATTCTATGGCCATTGACACAATGTGTTTTAGGTTTGACTGTAAGTGTTGCGGTTGTAATTGCGGCCATATATAAATTGCTACAAACTATTAAGAAGGCTTATGATAAGTATGAGTGATTGTTTTTATTATAAAGCATCCAAATGATACAAGTTTATGACCATTTTTTAAGTAAAGAGGACGAAGATTTTATTGAAAAACATGTCACGAGCGGCTTTTTTCCTTGGTATTTTAAAAATGAAACAGCCAGACCTGATAATAGGTTTGTGGGTGATAGTAGGTTTGTAGATTTTCCTTGGCTATCGCATGAAACACATATTAATGGAAAGGAAAATTCATCTTGTTTAGAAATACCAAATAGGATCATTGAAGTCCTTAATGGTAAATATAACATTGTATATAAAGAAATTAGGCAATCACGATTGAATTTAGTATTCAAAAGTAATGATGATAGAAAAAGTCCACCTCATTGTGATTTTTATGATGACAATATAGATACGATGATATATTATGTCAATGATTCAGATGGAAACACCATGTTTTATGCTGATGAAAATGCTAATACTATCTTAAAAGAAGTTAAACCTAAAAAAGGTCGTATAGTTATTTTTTCAAGTAAAACGCTACATGCAGCCACTA